TGGATAAGTCCCTGGTTCCCCCCCCCTATAACCCCCCCCCTCCCCAAGAGGGGGGAGTACTGACCATTTTGGCTACTTGATAACAAATGGTCTAGGTGGCGACGGCTATGCCGTCGTCGCCTTTCCTGGATCTCCTTTAGGAGGTTCGGCAACAGGTGCTTTATATGGTTCATTTCCGAGACCTAGCTTCTTCATTTCGTCTAGGTTATTCGGATTCGTGGCGAAGTCCATGAATTCCTGTGGGTCGTTGTCGAAGCGTGCTCGGACTGCCGGAGGCAGTCGCATGAAGTTGTCCTGGGCGTCCAGGACGGCGTGTAGTGCGCTTCGGTAGTCGCCCACTTCGGTGTAGTCCCCGTATTCGGGTATTCGTGTGGTTTGTTCGGGCAGTTGCCCGGTGATGCCGAATCTTTTCATCATCACGTTAATGTCGGTGTCTTCGCTTTGGCTTTGGATCGTTAGGCTCTCGCCCTGGTCTTTGATCGTGGCCTCGTCGCTGGCTTGCTTGGTGTCGTAGCCGTATGTTTTTCGGAATTGCATTTCAGAATGTTCCTGGCGAGATTTCTGGTCTTTCACTTGATCCTCTGATTAGGCTGCCGGCTGCGGCTCCGGCCGCGCCGCCGGCGGCTCCGAGTGCTGTGGTTGCTACGCCTCCTCCTGGGAAGAAGTGGCTGAGGTATCCCCAAAAGGTTTGTTGGTAGTTATTTTCGTTCTCCGCGGCCGGTAGGCTCAGTCCTGACTTTATGGCGTCGTTGTTTCTGATGGTCACGAGTGCCGGTAGGATTTGTCGTATCTGGTCTGTGCTCATTCGGTTGAAGCTGGCCATTGCGTTGTTGAGGTCTTGCTGTGTTCGCATGGTGGCGATTTGTGCGAGTGCGATGGGTAGCTGCGTGTGGATCAGCTCGGCTTGTGCCGTGGCTGTTGTGGCACCTGCGGTCATTTGTGCGATTTGTGCTGGCATTAGTTTGTCAATGTTGGCGCGGATTTGTTCTACGCTGGCTTCGCTGACTCTGGCTTGTGCCGCTTGTGTGGCGGCGCTCTGTTGCTCCATTCCAGTTCGTGCTTTGATTTCGCCTGGCTCGACTGGTGTTTTGGCCTCGATGTTGGCTGCTTGAGCGTTAGCGAGGCGTACCTGTGCTGCGTTTGTTGCTACTGCTTGGCCTGTTTGTTCTCCCACTGCGGCTAGTCCTGCGGCTGGGTTTTGCATTGCTATTGGGCTGTACCCTGGCGTGCTTGCTCCTCCTTGGCCTACTGCTAGGTATGGGTTAAGTCCTGCGGCTTTGAGATCTTGTACTCGGCGTTGCATCGCCGTGTTGCTCATCTGTGTTTGCCATTGCATGTTGGCCTGGTTGAGGCTTGCGTTGGCTGCGTTGGTTGCTTGGCCGCCCATGAGTTGGCCTGCGGCCCCTATCACTCCTCCGACGACTGGTCCGATCCATGGCATGTGAATCTCTCCTGATAGTCTTTAAGTGCCCATTCTGCGGCGATGTTTGCGTATTGTCTGGCGGTGTGTACGTCTTCGTCGTTACGTGGGTGCAGGCGTATGCTCATCACTGAGACATACGCCAGGACCCAGACGGTTGTTTCTTCAGAAGTGATCGACCATCCCCGGTACGGAGTACATGGGCATTGCTCGTGCGACTTTCTCATGGAAGAAGAAATCGCACAGTAGTTGCTGGTGGTTTGAGCTCGCGCCTGCGGCGAGGTTTCTCTGGATTGTTGTGGTCAGGTCGTCGTTTATGAATGTTGCGTTGAGTGCCGGTAGGCTCGTGAATTTCTGTGCCAGGTGCCACGCGTCTAGTGGCGTTGCGTTGGTGCTGTTGAAATAGGCCGTCGTGTAGCTTGGGTGGTATCTGTACTCTGCCCATCGTTCTTGGTATCCGAAGGTTAATGCGTCGTTGGCGCTGCCGTCGCTGAATATTTCCTTGTTGAGTACGGCTTGTTCTCCGAGCATTGCGAATACTGGCATGTAGAAGTCGTACCTGGTTGATCGGCTCCAGAGTCTTCTGATTCCCTGCTGGTAGATTTTGTCGTTTCGGACGCATACCAGGCCGATGATGTGGCCGTGTTCTGTGAATGCCTGGCGGAAGCCGTGGTGTGCGGTTGCCATTCCTGCAGCTGATAGTGTCCCGATCGGTGAGGTTCCTCCGGTCAGTCCTGTTGCCGTGGTCTGTGGGACTGGCGTCATGATGATTGGTGTTTTGCCTCCGCCCAGGTATTCGGGGCGTTGGAGTCTCTGGTCGGGGCTTGTGACTCCCCAGTGGCTTCTGAGGATTTCTGTGTACCTGGTGCCGCCCCTGGCGTCGCGCTCCAGTAGTCGTTGTGTCTGGAATGCGAGCCTGATGCTGTTGATTGTTGCGGCTGTGGCTGTGCTTAGGTCTGCGTAGAGGTTGCTCGGGTAGATGCTGCCTGCGCTGACGAATCCGGCTACGGCGCTGCTCTGTCCTGTTACGCCGCCTCCGGCTGTGATGCCGATTGGGTTTCCGACCGTTGGTGCTGTGCCTGCTGCGCTGAATAGGTGGTGTACTGGTGTCTGTGCGCCGCTGACCAGGTCAGTGGCGTTTGTTCGGACTGTTGCGCTTGTGCCGAGTGGTAGTGTGACGGCGGTTGCGCCTTTCTGTGTCCAGGGTAGGCACGCTGTGAAATAGTCGTGCCGTTTTGCTGCGAATAGCGTGGCGTAGTTTGCGACTGGGTCTGGTCCGTCGTCTGATTGGCACCACCATTTTGCTCCGGCTGCGAGTCCTCCGGCTGTGCCTGTTGCTCTTGCGTTGACTAAGTTTTCGTCGCGGAACCATTCTTGGTAGATGAGGTTGTATGCCCTGAGTGGTAGTGCGCTTACGCTGATGGTGTTGCCTGCTGCTGTCTGTGTGCTTGTTGGTAGTCCGAAGTAATCGTAGATGCTTAAGGGTGCGAAGCCTCCGACCGGCGATACGATTTGCGGTATCACGTAGGTGATCGGGTCGGCCGGGTTGTTCTGTTCTCCCTGGAAGTTCTGCCAATGTACCCATACCAGGCGGTTGGGTACGAAGAAGAAGAAGCTTTCCAGGTCGAGGTTGTCCAGGATTGGGAATAGTGGTGTGGCCAGCCTGCAGAAGGCTGACATTGATACGTTGAAGCTGTCTCCTGGTAGCACTTCCTGTAGGTATACGGGTATTAGCTCTGTGCAGCTGATTGTGGTTTTGTGCTGGTGTTGCATGGTGAACGCCGAGCGCGGTATGTCCGCCCTCGGGATCATCGTGAACTTGTGTATGTCGATCTTTGGTGCTCTGAATCCTGTCCCGTATCCGTGCATGTGCATTCTCCTGAGTAACTAAGGGTAAGGCCCGACGTAGGCCGACTTTGGCCTACGAGTGGCCGCGCCAGTCAGTTCGTTGGTGATCGTGCTTGTTTGCCGGTGATGACTTGTACCGGCATTTCTGTTGTGAATATTCCGGTCGTGGTTTCGTACTCTCCCATTGCGTAGAGGTCGAAGTCGTCCGGGTGCTGGTAGATCTGGTTGTCTTTGTCTGGTCTGTTCACTTCGTCAATGAAGCTTCGTATTGCTTGTCCGTCTGCCACTAGGAACATGGGTGTTCCGAATTGAATCGTGGCTCTGTCTCTGACGGCGAATATCTTTAATTTCATAGTTTTCTTTCTCGTTGTAGTGATTTGGAATGTGGTGTCTCTGACGGCGAATATCTTTAATGTCATAGTGTTCTTTCTCGTTGTAGTGATCTTGCTATTGCGACTTGTTCTCTTACTTTTAATCTTGCAGTGGTGTTTTCTTTTTCGAATTGTTTTGCCCTTACGTGTCTTTCATAGTCTTTGGTTTCTTTGATTTCTGATGCCATTAGCTCTAGTAGCTTGTCGTAGTATCTTGGTGCTGGTATTTGTTTTCCGCCTTTCAGTACCACTCCATCTCGTGCGATGTATATTTCCTTCCAGTATTTTTGGAACCAGGTGTAGCCGATTCCTGGCTTGAGGCTCATGTGAGCCATCTCTGGTTCGAGCTTAATCATTTCGCCGGTGTCTAGATTCACTCCGGCGTATTTCCTGCCAATCTTTGTGTCTGCGGTGTCTGACGTCCCTGATAATTTCTTCAGTACGTAGCCAGCGACGTAGCTGGCGCTCTGATAGGTCACCTGGCCGTAGCTGCTGAAGCCATGTGGCCATAGTTTCGTTAGTTCCTGGGACGTCTTTATGTTTTTGCCGCATGGTGTTCCGTCCTGTAGTGCGAGTCCGAATAGGATCGCGTGGAAGTGTGGTCTCCTGGTCTGTGTCCCGTACTCGCCGACGGCGAAGTATCGGGTTGGTCCGTTTTTGTGTCTTACCGCCTTCATGAATTGCTGGAAGTGGCGGTAGTTCAGTTGTGGTGTGTAGTGCTCGTCGTCGTAGGTGAGCGTCACGAACTGGTTATGTTCGTGCATCTGGCTTTCGTGGAGGATCCTTATTGCCCAGGCTCGTTGTCTGGTCGTGCGACATCCGATGCATTTCCCGCACGGCAGTTCTAATTCCCTGCTGTCGGGTCTTTCTTTCCCGAAGTAAACCTCTCCATCCGCGTGCCGCCAGGCCGCCAAGGGCTTGTAGCAGCCCACAGCCCCTACAGCCTCCAGCCGCCACGTCGAGGCGCCTGGACCGCGTTCTTCGGATGGGTCTTGGTAGTAGCCCCCCTGAACTGCGCGGCGCTACGGGCTTTGTGGACGGGTTTACGCATGCT